TAAACCTGTGAACAAATTGTGAACATTTCCCCAATCTGTTCATATTTTGTTCATATTTCGTTCATAATTGCAAAACTGGCATGGTTCTTGCTAGGTAACTATAAAATTAAATTGTCTGACAATAGTGTACAAAGTCTGTCACTTATTCTGTTGACATATTAGTTCATATGGACTATAATAAACTCAACAAATCAATACAGCACAGCCAATAGGCAGGAGGGAATATGATATGAAAAGAAATCATAACCATTGAAACAAGTTGGGGTTACCCATACACACTTTATAAGGAGTATAACGGAACAAGATACTTTGCTGACGCTTCTGAGGGCTTTGACGAAGTTGAGGAAATCAATGCGTCAAGTGATAAGGAAGTCATTGAGATATTCAGTGATATCATGATTTTAAAGGAGGAACAGTAATGAAATCAAAATACACAAAAATCAAATATACAAATAGTGGGGTAAAAGCTCCGGTTGTCACTTTGTTAAAATCAAGTCCAGAACTTGATAGAACAGACATGATAGAATTAAGATATTCAGACATAATCATAGTTATTTCAAGAATTTTACGAAAAACTATGTATAATAAAGCAGAATCAAGAATCGAAATACGAAGAAAAAATAACACTCTTTGTGCACTAGTTAGAGTAAAGGATACTATCAATGATGCAAAAATAATGGTTGAAAACTATTACATTTTTGCAAAACTTTATATATATTTGAATGAACAAAAATATATTAGTGACAAAGAGTATAGATACTATGAAGAATGGGCTAAGATAGTGTATGATGGGTTTAATCATAAACTATATGATGAAATAATGGGGGTGCTCAAATATGCCAAAGAATCCTAAAATCCCGACCACTTCTAAAAGTTTGAACGTAAACCCTAACATGCTTACTACTGCCGAAGCTTTACAACTACGCAGACAGCTTGCTAAACGTCTGAATCAGCGTATGCGTAGATTAAAGGCAAAAGGATTTGATTCAGAAGTAGGAGGAGCGTACGCAGATTACCAAGATTTACTTGCAAGATTTTTTCCGGGACGATCAACAATTCCGGAAAATCTGGATAATGAAAAGTATAAAGGCTTGCCTAGAACACAGGTCAAAGCCATACAAAAAGTATTGAAAGAAAAAAGTAGCACTGTGCAGGGTTGGAGAGAGATCATAGATCAACGTCAAAAGACCCTCAGCACTGAATACGGAATCAATTTCAACTCAAAAGAGGAAATGAAACTGTTTTTCAAATCTGAGGTATGGAAGTGGATGCAGAGATTTTATGACAGCAAGCAAACTATGAGAATCATCAGTCACAAACTGGATGATTCTACTGTTTCTGAGATCATAAAAGATTTAGAGAAGTTCAGAGCGCGAACGGATCCAGACATGGCTGATACGATTGCAAAACAACTTGGTTTTTCTGGAGAAGCAGAGGCTTTAAAATACAGACCATAGCAGGGGGTAAAATAATGGTAGTCGCAGGATATCCGGTTATTTATTTTAAAAACTATGATTATATGCGACTGTTCAATGGTGATTTCATCCGGAGATCCAATGCAGGTCATTACCTTGGAGTATATGAAAAAATCATAACCGTAGACACGGAAACCTTTGTCTATCTCAACAAAAACATTGGTTTTGTTACTGATTGGACAATCACGATAGAGAATGATTGCTGCATCTATGGCAATCATGTATCAGATCTGATAGACACGATAGACAAGATCTGTACCACATTACATGCTGATGACAGCCACCTTGTACGCTTTTATGTGCATAACTTTCCGTATGACTATGTATTTTTAAGAAATCATTTTTTCCAAAAATGGGGGAATCCGGACAAATCATTAGCCACTAAAACTCATAAGTACATCTTTATGAAATGGACAGGGCAGGGGATTGAGTTCCGTGACAGTCTTATCTTGACACAGCGATCGTTAGAAAAGCTTTGTAAAGACATGGGAACCACTGAGAAAGCTGTCGGAACATGGGACTATAAGAAGTTTCGAACACCAGCAAGCCCACGTACGGCAAAAGAAATAGCATATGTCTGTACTGATACGATAAGTTTGTGCAAGGCACTGCGCAAATACATAGATCAGAGAGGGTTTAACGTGGCGAACTGTCCGCTAACCAATACTGGTTTTATCCGAACCAATGCCCGCAGAAGATCAAGAAAAGACAAGAAATGGCGCAAGCAATTTGAGCAAATGGCATTAACACTTGAACAGTATGACCAGATGCTTGACTGCTATCATGGGGGGTATACCCATGCAAACAGATACTATGTTAATCAATTGATAAAAGAACCTGTTGAGTGCTATGACTTTGCAAGTTCTTATATTGCCTGGATGTGCTATTGCAAATTTCCTATGACGAACTTTTGTTATACAAATAGTATAACATTAAAAGACATTATGGACTTGAAAGAAGATTATGCTTTTTCCGGTTATATAAGATTAAAGAATCTGAGGTTGAAAAAAGACTGCCCTATGCCACCTCTTGCTTTTTCAAAAGCAAAAGTTTGTGTTTTTCCGGAAGCAAAAAGCAAAAAAGAGCAGTTTCACGATAACCTAGATAACGGAAAGATCGTAAACGCTGATCTTGTCATATATCCCTTTACAGATCCGGATTTAGAAGTCATCCTGTCAAGTTATGATTATGAATGGGCGGACGTGTCAAAGGTCATGAGAGCGACAAAGGACTACTTGCCGGAGTGGTTCATTGGCTATTTGATGGAATTGTTTTTTAAAAAATGTACCCTTAAAGGTCTGGATGAAGCAAACTATATGATCTCAAAAGGGGAACTTAATGGAATGTACGGCATGACAGTACAGCGGATCATTCAAATCTTATGTACTGAGTTGATGGAATCCGGAGAGTGGGAGGCAAAAGAGCCAGAGGACAGAGAGAAAGAACTTGAAAAGTTTTACAAAAATAAAAACAGCTTTATGCCCTACCAGTGGGGAGTTTTTATCACAGCCTATGCACAGGCATATCTTTTCCGGTTGGGAGCCTGCTGCCGGAGGTGGCTATACTCTGACACTGATTCCGTTAAGGGCACAGACTGGGATTATGATAAACTGGATGCATTTAATCAGTCCATTATTGAAATGTCGAAAAAAAGAAACATCGGAGTAGTTGAGTATAAGGCTAAAACATTCCGTCTGGGTATCGCTGAGTTTGACGGAATCTACAGTGAGTTTATAATGATGGGGAGTAAGCGTTATTGCTACCGGTTGAAAAAAGATGCGTCTTTGCATCTGACGGTAGCAGGAGTACCAAAAGAGGGGATATATTGTCTTGATGATGATATAACCAATTTTAGAAAAGGATTTATTTTTAAAAATGATCTTACATTCCGCAGGAACTACCGCAGAGCGCATGATTGGCAGGACCCCAAGTGGAAAATGAAAACGGAGTATCTTTTTCATGATGGAATCAATGAACTGACCATTGACGGATGCAGGATTGAATATGGCTGTGCTATCCGGTTGACTGATACAGAGTATGAATTGGATCATACAATTCCGTATGATAAAGAAACAGGATTGCCGTTGCCATTTGAAATGGAAGATACAGTATATGAATAGAATTGCTATAAATTTGTAATAGTTTTGTAACATAAATAAGTTAAACTGTATAAAGGAGGTGTAACCTATGAAAAAATTCTGGAAAGAAAACAAAGAAGATTTGAGTACATTGTTTTGGACTTGCGTCACTTTTGCTTGCATGTTTGCAAGCTGTCAAGTCTGGATGCTGTTAGGTGATTAAGGAGGTGAAGAACCATGATTGACATGTCAGAGATTTATGAAACACTGCGAACAAGCAGTCTGAGAAAAGTTAGCTATGAGGATGATGAGATCAGTATCATAGCATACAAAGTAGGAAATATCATTAGAATTGATGTAAAGGAGGTACAAAGATGACAGCAATTTATGAATTATATGATGCATTACTTACTATAAAAGATTATTGTGCGTCAAAAGACAATACATGCGAGGGTTGCCCACTCATTGATAGTGATGATTGCTGTATTTTTATAAAAGATACTGCACCATCAAATTGGGAACTGGTTGAACCAACAAGAAGATTATGTAAATAAAAGGAGAAAAAATCATGTTAAAATCAAATGTAAAAATCACTTGCAAACCATATAACGGTAACTCAAAAACAAAAGCTTTTATTGATCTTGAACTTGATGACACACTTGTAATTAAAGGACTTACACTGGTTGAGGGGAATGATAGACTTTTTTTGTCATTCCCAAGCAAAAAAGGAAAAGATGGAAACTATTACAATTCCGTTTACTCTCTGGATAAAGAGTGGTTAAATCTTTTGCAGGATGCTTGCATTAAAAAGTATAAGGAATGCAATCAGACTTCGCAGCCTGCAACCTCTGGAGGTGAATTTCAGTAAATGAATATTTACGATAAAAATGGGTGGCTGGATGTTCCAAGGGTTGTCCACCTTGCTGATAAAAATAAAATTAACTTTATCTTTATCATTGGAGCAAGACGAACCGGAAAAACATATGGAATATTTCAGCACTTTATCAATGATGTTTTTTCAAAAAATGAGAAAATCATTTATATGCGCCGGACAAAAGAACAGCTGGCAAAAGTGTTTCTTCCGGAATTTGATCCATGGCTGGACATCAACAAAGATATGAATAAATTTTTCCATTTTGAAAAACCCAGAGGTGAATACGGTCGTATTAAGATTGTGGAGCAGACAGAGGAAGAGGAGGTTTATAGAGGTGAGGCTTTTTGTCTCACATCAATGCATAATAATAGAGGTTTCTCAGGGTCTGATTTTTCAGAGGGTATTTATGATGAATTTATCCCGGAGAAGATTGCTAAGGCAATCAGTGGGGAAGATGATGCTTTTTTGAATGCTGTTGAAACAATCTCAGCAAACAGAGAGTTGCAAGGGAAGAAACCATTCCGCTGGTGGCTGGCTTCCAATTCCAATACACTGGATAATCCGATTGTACAAGCTTTTGGTTTGCTTCCAATCCTGGAGAGAATGAAAAAGAATAAGCAGGAATTTTCCTTGCTGAAAGAACGAGGAATCATTTTAGTTTTAATCAATGATTCCCCGATTTCTGAAAAAAAGAAAGACACTGCATTGTATCGTGCTTTATCGGGTGATACGGACTTTGCAAAGATGGCGCTTTCAAATGAGTTTACATATGATGATGTGTCAGCTATCAGATCAGAGGATATACGCCAATACAAGCTTATTTGCGTGATTGGAAAAGTAGCAATTTATGAGCACAAATCAAAAGCTCATTTGTATGTGTCGGATCATATCTCTGGGTCTTGTAAAGATGTATTTGAAGACAACCAACATGGAAAAGACCAATTCAGATGCTTTTATAGCTGGATTGACAGCTATCGTCTGACAAATAGGATAAGTTATCAGAATATTTCAGTAAAATTTTATATTGACAAATTATTCAAATAAACTTATATTTTACTTAGGTCAACGTGGCTACATCGACCGCCGGAAGCGGATGCCGTGGGATGATTACCCGGAAGCGTTGACCTATTTAATTAACTTCCGGCAGAAAAGGAGATAAAAATGAAAGTAGATCAGATTTTAGAACTTGGAAAACTTGGATTTACAAAAAATGAGATCATGGGGATTCTGAACGCTCAGAGCATGTCCGGACTTGGACAGATTCCAACTCTGGAACAGGGTACTCCGCAGCAGACTACTCCGGTACAGATTCCAACTCCGGGACAGGATGCAACCAATACAGCATTACTGACAGCAATCAATACTCTGACTGCTACGCTCCAGGCTGGCAACCTGTCAGCATCCGGTAAAACCGGAACAACACAGCGGACTTCTGACAACGTAGCGGAAGACCTTATGAAACTCATGAATTAAGGAGGGTAAATAAATGGCAAACAGTTTAGTAGTCCAGGACGCCTATTTAATCATCAATGATTTATACAAGATGGCTACTGGGCGTGAAAACATCAAAGCAGTAGATACAAGTTCCTTTGTGTCGGTTGGTGAAACAATGCTGCGGACAGGTGTAGAACCAACTTTAAAAGCACTAAGTCAGTGGTGTGGACGCACGTATTTTGAGATGGAAAAATACAGATCCGGAGTATTCCGTTCCATCATTGAGAATAATGAACGATGGGGAGCTATCACACGTGAGATTATTTCTTTACCACTGGATGCAGAAGCTTCACAGGATTGGAATACAGATCTGAATAAGAATCAGCTTGCCGATGGTCAATCGGTAGATATGTACAAGATCAATGCCCCAAAAGTAGTAGAGTTGAAATTCTACGGCAGCAAAGTTTTACAGTCGCATATTACACGATTCCGGGATCAGTTAGCTTTAGCTTTCTCCAATGAAGCAGAGTTTCTTATGTTTGTAAGCTCCTATATGACAGCTTACTACAATGATATTGAATCCAGAAATGAAGCAAAGCGCAGATTGACGGTGCTCAACTTTATGGCAGGCATTTCCTCTCTTGGAACAAATGAAGTAGATCTTGTAAAGGAGTACAATACAACCTATGGCACAGAGTTGACAAGAAAGCAACTTTTAAGCCCGGAGCATCACAGGGATTTCATGGCTTTTGTAGTTGCAAGAATCAAGAAAGATTCCAAAAAGATGCAGGATCGTACGACAAAGTATCACATGAATCTGACCGGAAAAGATATCCTGCGCTTTACACGTCCGGAGAACCAGAAACTGCTTATGTATACCGATTTCTGGATTGATTCTGAAACACAGGTATTCCCAACAGTATTTTCTGATGAACAACTTAAAATTGCTGACAAAGAGCTGGTAAACGGCTGGCAGGAGTTCGACAGCCCTGCTATCAACATCAAGCCAAGCATCATTGATGCTGACGGAGTTTCAACAACGGCTGAGACAGCAGTAAATCTGCCATATGTACTTGGTCTTTTATATGATCGTAGAGCGATGGGAGTAAATAATCAGTGGATGTACTCGGCAGCTACACCGTTCAATGCAGCAGGTGGATACTATAATATCTTTGACCACTACCGGTTCAATGCATGGAATAACTTCACGCACAACGCGATCCTTTACGTACTGGGGGAGGGGGTATAATATGTTAGTAGCATCTTTACAAGTTCCTAGTGGGGGGAGTATCATTGCAAAATTGCCTTTTAGAAAAGTCGGAGTAAGAAGAATAGTTATTAGTGTTACTAATGACAGTGTGAATCTTACTTATGATGGCATCAATTTAGTCAAATTCAGCAGATACAATGGTTTTATTGATTTAAAATTCGAAAGTTATTACGGTTTTCCGGATGCCAGCAAATTTGCTTTTGTAAACTACGATACTACTAATGCAAATATTGTTGTTCTTGCTGACTGTGTTCCAGAATCACCTATAAACAATGATTATTTTGAGGTACAAACATCATGACAGACACAATTTTAACCGTATTGGGAAACTATGCATTCCCTATCGTGTGTTGCATCGGCATGGCATACTTTGTCAAGTACATGTATGACCAGACAAACGCAAGAGTTGACAAACTCAACGAAGAACATAAAAACGAAGTTGACACACTTTCAGAAGTAATCAAAAACAATACGATTGCCTTAGAAAAGATGAATACGTTAATTGAACAGATTGGAAAGTAGGTACTATATGACAGCTAATGAACTTGTAGCATATGCTACTAATTTAATTGGTACTCCTTATGTGTGGGGTGGTAACACCCCAGCACAGGGACTTGACTGTTCCGGATTACTCTACTATATCCAGAAAAAAGCAGGATCAGAGGTTGAAGATATGACTGCTTCTGGTTATTCGATGATTGGAAAAAAGATTGATATTGTGCAGAAAAAACCGGGTGATTTTCTCTTTTTTGGTAGACCAGTGACCCATTGCGCTATTTATATTGGAAATGGATATATGATCGAAAGCCGAGGAGGACGAAAAAACACTGCTTCCAATCCTGGTATTGGAGTTGTCAAAAGCCTTGTAAGTCGTAGATCTGACTTATCCTGCGTCCGCAGGGTATGGGATTCAAGTTCATCATACATAGTAGGACAGACTTACCGTACACAGGTTGACCATTTACATGTTCGATTTTCCGTTTGGGGAAAGATCAAAGGATATGCACAGCTGACAGCTGATGGAATGAAACACGCTTATTCTGATGGGTGCTTGAAAAAAGGAACCACAGTCACGGTAAAGGATCTCAAAAAGGATGATGCCGGAGCAACGTGGGTTAAGATTCCATCCGGTTGGATCTGCGCAATCACAGCAAAAGGAGATATCTATTTATCATGACAGAGATTATCTTATACCATTTTTCCAAAAGGAAAAACAGCACCAAACGACCAACGGGACAGGGCACTACTGTGCCCTGTCTTTTAAAATCAAATACCACTTTTCAGAATCCAGCATTTAAGTTAAAGCTCACACTGGATAGTGCGTTGCAATTTAACTATTTGCAATGGGCTGACCATTACTATTTTATTAATTCGACAGTTTCACTTAATAACGACATGGTTGAGATCTCAGCGAGTGAGGATGTGCTGGCAACCTACCGGACAGAGATCAGCAACTATACATGTTTTATCGAGCGATCCAGTAAGCAGACTACGCTTGCCAATGACAGCATGTATATCCCAACAAATGACTGGGTAAGTCAATCTACGATTGTTGGTCAACCAATAAATACGTTTGTGAATGGATATGCCCCAAACTATTTACTGCGTACTGTTTCGGTTGAGGGAATAAATACTTACTATATAAGAGGTACGCAATTGAAAGATTTGTGCTCATTTATGTATACGTATGGATCCATTCCGGATGTAATGGAAACAGCATTGACACGTTTACTTTTTAATCCGTTTGAGTATATTCTTGATTTAAAATGGTTACCTTTTAGAGTTGATAAGTTCCTAAACATATTAGATACCGTAAAGCTTGGCTACTGGGACAGCAATGCAAATGCCTATCTGATAAATGATGCATCTTGTACTTTTTCCTATGATTTAAGCCTTGGTAACCCCTTATATGCTGATACAGATTTTAGATTTTACAATGCATCTTTTTCAAAGTATAGCGTAAAGCTTCCTTTTGTAGGGGTTATTCCTATCAATCCAACAAAGACCCATAAGGGACAGTTAAAAGCCACATATAACTTTGATGCTGTTTCCGGCATGGCTGATGTTTGGGTAACTTCCGGATCTGATGAATATGCACACTTCCAATGTCAGCTTGCCGTTCCGGTGCAAATTGGGTATGCTACGGCAAACATTGGTCAGCTTACTACCAGCTTGATAGACGTAGGAACAAGCCTTGCTTCCGGTAACCCAATAGGGGCTATCACAAATACGTTGGGGGCATTTCAGAGCGTGACTTCTCCGGAGCCTAACATGGTTGGTAGTGTTGGCAACATTAGCTCAATACTAAATAACATGGAAGCAAACAGCATTTGCTATGCCTGCACAAGCATAGATCCAGATGGGGCAAGTGAGGGTTTTGTAGATGGCACTGTACGCACTATATCTGGACTGAGTGGGTTTGTAAAGTGCCGGAATGCATCTATCCAGATTGCAGGATTTGAGGGGGATCAAGAACAGGTAAACAGCTACCTAAATAACGGGTTTTACTTTGAATAGAAAGAGGTGATAAACATGTGGACACCGGTTAATTTCGATAAAATCAACATTTGCACAAATTACTTCCAGCCATCCGGAATAAAAGTAGATAGCTTATACACAGATACGTTTGATCGGATGCTTTATGAGCGTGTTTGTTCTATTTTGGACATTACCTATAATGGAACTATTGACATTGATTATTTCAAATATTGCTTGCTTTTCGGGGGCTATATTTGCATCACAAAGACAGATCTTTATGGTCTGATTGCACAGTATCCAATGTTGACAGGGTACAATATTTATTTCAAACCAACCACAGCTACTATACACACATATGCGAGCAATGCCGTTATTGACATGGAGGACATGGAGATCGGAAAAGACTGTTCCGTTATCTATCTTAGACCAACTTTTTGTGGGATTGGTGATATCATCGGTTTTTATAGCTATAAGCTGGCACTGGTCGCAAGTGCGTTTGACATGAATGTTTTCAACTCTAAGCTTGCATTTCTGATAGCTGCTAAAAATAAAGCCGCAGCCCAGACCTTGAAAAAAATCTATGACAGCATTCAATCCGGTAATCCGGTTGAGGCTTTTGATGTATCAATTAAAAGTGAGGACCGACAAGGAAGCAAACAGGATGCATGGGAATCCTTCAACAAAGATTTGAAGCAGAACTTCATTGCACCGGAATTGATTGAGGTATTTGAGAAACTTCTGGACCAGTTCGATACAGAGGTTGGTATTCCATCTGTCGGGTCTGATAAAAAAGAACGACTGAATGTACTTGAAACAAGCAAAAATGATGCAGAATCCGTGACGCGGCTCACTACTTGGCTTGAGACTATGCAAGCAGGGATTGATATGACAAACAGACTTTATCCGGAGATGAACTTATCAATCAAGATCAGAAGCTATGAAACTGCGGAGGTGAAACCATATGGGACTTTATAGAGTGACGATAGCAGGACTTTATGAATGGAACGATACCCTCTTTGACAGGATGGAGTTCCCTGAATCAGCCGACAGGCAGAATTTTATCGACAGTTTGCTTCTGTCATATGGGGATTGTGAGCCACTTTATCCAGACTGGGATTTTATGCATGAGAATGCCATCCCTGCATGGAGCAGGAAGTGGAAAAGAAGTATAGACAAAGTATACAAGGTATTAGATTTAACTGATTATGAACCACTTGAAAACTATGACCGTCATGAAGAATGGACAGATAGCCCGGATATGACACGAACAAGTCAAAGTTCCGGACAGGATGTAAATAGGGCAGAAGCCGGACAGGGAACCACTACGACCAACTCTGGGGCAGATACAGCTATCAATGATGTCAGTGCTTTTAATGATTCCAGCTACAGTCCGAATGAAAAAACAACAACGGAGTACGGGGGCAGCACAAAAATACAAAGCTCTGGGGAAAACAAAAACACATTTGAATACGGAAAAGGTGAAACAAGCCGAGAGACAGGACAGAATAAGCATTCCGGACGTATTCATGGGAATATTGGTGTGACCACTTCGCAGCAGATGGGGCTATCTGAGCTCAGTCTGAGGAAACAAAGCTTTATTGATTATTGCACTGGGCTTTTTGCACAGGATCTGCTTTTATTAATTTATTAAGGAGGAATGATTATGTTTTTTGAATACCCACATAGTTCTATGCAGGATATGAACTTAGATTGGTTGCTTAAAGTTGGCAAACAGGCAGACAAAGATCATGAAGAATGGACACATATAAAAGACACAGCACAGACCATGATTGATGATGCTATTCAAAAATCACTTGATGATGGAGAGATCGGAAAAGTAGTAAATGAAGCTACTACAAAAGTCATCACTGAACAGATTGACCCATTAAAAGAACAGGTTGGAACAAATACAGCTGAGATCACGAAATTGAAGAAAAGGGATGGACTTTTTGACCACTCCGGAAAAACCGTCATCATTGGAGATAGCTACACGGTTGGTTATAGCCCAGAGGGTAACTTACAGCCCTGGACTACAAACTTTATCAAATACACAGGTCTTGAGAACGTAACTATTTCCGCAAATGGGGGAGCTTCATTTTCGACAGCTTCCAATTCATTCCTTATGCTTTTAAATGCTGTCCCTGCTTCTGATGATGTGAAACAGATCCTTGTAGTTGGAGGGTTTAATGAGTTCGGAACCTATTCAGAGATTGAAAACGCAATCAATGCTTTTATGGGTGCTGCGGAGGTCAGATTCCCAAATGCAAAAGTCTTTGCCGCTATGGTAGCATGGTCAGTTGACCGGACGGATGACTCAAACGTGCAAAACAGATTAAAGATTGCAAAATCTGTTTATAATACACAGCGGAAGAATTGGCGGTATCTGGCAGGGTCAGATTATATCCTCCATGCTGACGGCTTCCTTGCTTCTGATGGGTTCCATCCAAACAGTACCGGGCAGGAACGTCTTGCTACATATCTTTCTACAGCTGTAGAAACAGGAGCATGTAGTCCATCATTTTACGAAGTTAGTGCAAACTTTGAAGCAGGTGACTTTGCACCAACTCTGGGATCAAGCTGGACTTTTGTGAGTTCGTATAATGAAAATACAAGCACTTTAATCTGGGGTAACTATGTTTGCTTACCAAACAGCGGAACCCTTGTCTGTGATGGCACTGAGTACCGTTTGGGGCGCATCTATTCGACTTCCTTTATCGGAGATCATAACGGCTATACATGCTACCCAACCACTGTGATCGTTAAGTCCGGCAGTGACTTTTTTCACATTCCTGCACAGCTTAACTTCCGAGGTCGACATATCTATTTGAGTTTGTATGATATTTCTGATGATAAGCATAACTACCGGACTTTAACAAACGTTACACAGGTACAGATTCACAGAGGATCAATTACCATGTAAATATAAAATATGATAGCCCAGCAACCGCTGGGCTATTTTTATTTTGCATCCTGTAAAAGCTTTCTGAGTAACTTGATTACTGACCAGTTTGTAGAGACATGATAAAATTTAGGCTCTTTAAATGGCTGATAATGAATTACAGACCAATCATTATAGTCTGATAAGGCTATAATGACATAATCTATATAACAAAGATAGTGTACGCATAAATATTCATCCTCATCAGAAATTTCACAACTAAAACCCTGTTTCTCAAGATCACAAGTAAACTGTTTAAAGTTCATTGTGTCTTTGTTATAGTACGGATTCACTCTCATATCATATTCCCTCCTGCCTATTG